AAAGAATTAATTAATAAGATTAATAAAAGTAATATCGATCAAGATTTAAAAGATTTTTTAACTCTTGCCGCAAATAGATTTTTAACCTTCAATTATGAAAATATCGCAGAATTTTATTGCCATCAAAATAAAGAGACTCAAGAATTAATGGAAGATTTAGCTTTAATTATAATTGATTATGAAAAAGCTATCGCTAATGGGCTTGTTGATTTTTCAAAAAAAATAAATGAATTAAGAGAAGATGAATTAAATAATAATGATAATGAAGTTGAAGGGCCATTTGGAGAGGATGATTTTAATTGAGAAAAGATTTTTGTGTTTTTATTTTAAGTCATGGTCGTGCTGATAAAATACATACGATTGATATGTTAAATAATCTTGGTTATTCTGGCAAATGGTTTATTTTGATCGATAATGAAGACGAAACAGCCGATCAATATTTTGAGAAATATGGAACTGAAAAAGTTTTAATGTTTGACAAAAAAGAAGCATGTAAAAAGACTGATCAAGGAGATAATTTTAACCATAGAAAGACTGTAGTATCGGCAAGAAATATCTGTTTTGATATTGCTAAAGAAAAAGGATTTAAATATTTTATGGAGCTTGATGATGATTATAAATCAATGAATTATCGATTTAATAAGAATTTAGATTACAAACATACAAAAATTAGAATACCAATATTAGATAATATTATTGATGAAATGATTAAATTTCTTGAATATAACAAAGATATTCTAACCGTTACATTCGCTCAAGGTGGGGATTATATTGGGGGAACAAATAACCCAATGGGAGCAGCTATAAGATTAAAAAGAAAAGCTATGAATAGCTTTATATGTAGTGTAGACAGAAGGTTTAGTTTTTTAGGAAATGTAAATGAAGATACGACAACCTATGTAAAATTAGGACAAGAAGGTAAAATTTTTGTAATGCTTAATCATATCGCACTAGAACAAATACAAACCCAAAAACAATCAGGAGGAATGACAACTATATATTTAGAACAAGGAACATATGTTAAAAGTTTTTATACTGTAATGTATTGTCCATCATGTGTAAAAATTTCTATGATAATAAATAATGATTCAAAAAGAATACATCATAAAATCAAGTGGAAAAATGCTGTTCCATGTATATTAAACGAGAAATTTAAAAAGAGTTGATATTATGTCAAAAGTCAAAAAAGCAGGAAGAAAAAATGCATATGATACAATAATTTATCCTCAATTAGATCAAATTAGATTTTGGCTTAATGAAGGTTATTCGCACCAGCAAATTTATAAAATGTTGGGAGTAAGTGAAGCAACTTTCTATAAATATTCTACATTAAAAACAGAGTTTAAAGAGGTCCTAAGGAACAGTAAACAACAATTAGAAATCAAATTAACGGAAGCGTTATATAAAGAAGGTCAAGGCTTTGAACATACTGAAGTACAAACAGAATTAGAAGAAGATGTAATAATTGATAATGGTGAGGAAAAAGTAATAAAAAGAAAAAAGAAACAAAAAAAAATTACAAAATTTCATAGAGGAAATGTTAACGCTTTAATTTTTGCTCTATGTAATAGATTTCCTGCTAAATGGAAAAGAGTTGATCAAGAAATTATTGAAGAATTTGAAAAGGGAAGAATTAAACTTAACATTACAGATGAACATATACAAAATGCCTTCAAAGCTTTATATCCTGCAATTGATGATGACGACTATAAGCAATTAGAAAAAGAAATTAAGGAAGAAGAGGATAAAAATGCAGAAAACAAAGAAGAAAAATAAAAAAACAATAATAAAATATTGTGATATTCTTTCTTTTGCTGTAATTAATTCTCTTTATAATAGACAAGAAGCACTACCAAACTTTTCTAATATTGTTGATATTGATGAATCATTCGCCGGAAAAGCTCCAAGATCAAAGGAACAGTTAGCACTTTATTGTGCCACAGTATTAAATAATAAATTTCCTTATCCTCGAAGTACGAATGAATATTGTGTAAAGAATGATCATAAATCGCCATTGGATGCATTATGGGGAGCTTACTCAGAACAAGATTCTTTTTCCATATGGTATGCAATGAGAGGATCAGGCAAAACAAGAGATTTAGCAATTCTTGGTTGGCTTGAAAGTGTATTCAAACCTCATTGCTGGACAACTGTATTAGGGGGAAGCTTAGAACAGTCAATAAAAGCGGTTGCATATACTAATGAATTATGGAATATGCCAACGGTAGCTCATTTAAGAAACAAACTTTTAGTTAATGGTCAAGTAGCTGGAAGAGGTTTTAAAACTACTCATGGATCACAATTTCAAGCTTTGGCAGCTTCTACAAAATCAATAAGAGGGCCCCATCCTCAAAAATTAAGATTAGATGAAGTTGACGAAATGGAAGAAAAGATATATTTGGGAGCTTTAGGACAGCCGAAATCAAATTATGGAATACTTGATAATGTAATAATTTCTAGCACTTTACATAATGCTTTTGGATTAATGTCTGAAATAATCGATAATAGATATGAAATTGGAGCTAAATTATATGCTTGGTGTATTAATGAAGTTATTGGAAAAAGAGGCTTTTGGACATTAGAAGAATTTGAAAGAAAAATAAAACAATGTACAAAAGCAATGGTTGATGCTGAATATTTACTAAAAAGACCTAAAGTAGGGGAAACAATTTTTGAATTTGATAGTATAGATAGAGCGTATAACAGAGGTAGAGATGATATATTTGAGCCTAATGTATTTGCAGAGGCTGGAATTGACTGGGGATATAGCTTTACAGCTTTTTCTTTAATTCAAGACCCTAGAGAAATTTTCAGAAATAATATAACTAAGTATTGGGAATATGTCGAATTAAAAGAAAGATGTAAGGCAATAGCCGAATTATGTATTAAATATAATGTAGTAGCTGTATATTGTGATAGTAACCCTAAAGATAGTAATATCACACTGCAAAAAACTTTTAGGGAGTTAAGATGTCCAACTAAAGTTATTCCAGTGTCTTTTAATAAGTGGAAAGGTATTGGCATAAATGTGTTAAGATTTTTATTAGAAAAAAACAAATTAAATATTACTAATAAAACAGCTCAAGAGAAAATGAAAAAGTATCATTATGCAAACCCAGAACTAGGGCAGATTGCAAAGATTGATGACCATATACCAGATAGCCTTATAGCTTGGGCTACAAGTAGGTATAAAATATTAGGAATTTAAAAGGAGTGAATTAAATGTTTTTGAATGAAAAAGATAATTTTCCACCTAATCAATGTGACTATTGGTTTTTAAAATATGAGGAATGGGCGAGTTGGTATAGTGGCGATCCTGAACAATTATTAAGATTTTATACAAGATTAGCTTCGGGAAATGAGACAGCTCAAGAAAAGTTTTGGGCAAGATTAGAAACTGAAGAAAGAAAAGGTATTGTCCATATGCCTTTAGCCGGGGACATTGCAAGTACTTCGGCAGATTTATTGTTTTCTGAAAGTCCAATATTTAAGTATGATCAAAAAACAATTGCTGGGGAAAGAATAAAAGATATTATTGAAAAGAATGGATTCAATAGTATCTTATTAGAAAGTGCGGAAATATCGGCAGCAATCTCAGGTTGTGTATTAAAATTAGATATAGAAGCACAATTAGAAGGAGTTCCTTTAATTAATGTAATGAATCCAAAGCAATTTATTCCTACTTTTTGGAGAGGTAGACTATGGGAAATCTTGTTTTTTAGAGTAGTTAAAAAGACAGATAGTGGGAAAGTCTTTAGATTATTTGAGAATAGAAGAAGAAGTGGCAATTCTCTTTTAATTGAATATAAATTAAACGTTGGAACAGCGACAAAAGTAGGCAAAGAAATTGATCCTAATAGTATTAAAGAAACTGAAGATTTAAATTTAAATCCAGTTGAATATAAAAATGTGTATGGTTTAGGGTGTGTATATATACCTAATATGCGACCTAATAGACTCGTTTTAGGAAGTCCTTTAGGAATCAATGATTATTCAGACGATATTTCCTTACTTGATTCATTAGATTTTGCTTGGACTAGTTGGATGCGTGACATAGAACTAGGAATGGCACAAATATTTGTAGATGAGGAATTACTACAAAAGACAAGATCAGATGTGAACGGTACAACGACGTTTATAAATAATTTTAGCAAATTTCAAAAGTCTTTTGTAAAAATGGATTTCACACAATGGCGAATGTCTGAAAATAATGTAAAACCAATAGAACAAGTACAATTTGATATTAGATATGAAGCACACATGAAAACATGTTCAGAGCTAACATGGCAAATAATTTCAAATTGTGGTTATTCTCCGCAAACCTTCGGCTTGGGTGAATATGGAAATGCTCAGAGTGGCACTGCTTTAAAAATAAGAGAAAATAAGTCTCAGAAAACAAGATCAAAAAAAGAAAAATATTTTAAACCTGAGATTTTAAGTTTATTACAACAAGCTCAAAATATTGATAAAGCAAGTGGATTATATTCAAATTATGAAAATCAACCAATATCATTGGAAATAGAAGATTCAATAATGACAGACAATAAGGAAACATCTGAAGTAATAAGAAATTTATATCAGGCAAAAGCTATTTCAAATTTTATGAAAGTAAAATTACAGCATCCAGATTGGACAGATGAAAAAATACAAGAAGAAGTTGACAAAATAAATCAAGAAGAAGGTATTACAGGGGAAATGATTAAAACTGAGGTTTAAGAAAAAAATTCTTAAACCTTGTCTTTTATTTGTTTTTATAATAAAATTTCCTTATTAGATTGGAGGAAAAAATGAAAAAAAATAATAATGATATTATAAAATTCAGATGGGAAACTGATGAAGAATATGATTACAGGAATAATATTTATTTATTTTCTGATAAATTAAATAAAATATTAGGAGATTTAGAGAATTTAGCAAAACAAAGCTTGCCAAATTATCAACCAATGCTCGACAAGATCAGAAGCAATTATGGCAGATTTATTAAGCTATTAGTTCCTGATTGTTATCAACCATTTCATGATCTATATAAAAGCGGACTTGAATATTATATGAAAGGACTAGTAATCTTAGTTAATACTTTCATTGATAAAAAAGAAAATAAACTTCCCGATAATGATAAAAATGTAATTGCTAAAATTACAAAAGCTGGCAATTTTTTTCAAGCTGGCGATGCATATTTTAGAATTGCTAATACAAAGAATTTTGAATTATTTGAAAAACAACAAGTAAAATATTATGAAGAACAAGAAAAACAAAAAAATAAGGTGAAGAAATGAACATTGATAGATATGAAGATTACGGAAAAAATTTATATTTGTCTGCTCAAAATGTAGTTTTTGGAATGCTGATTGCTACAAAAAAATTACTAGAAAAAATAAATAATGATCCCACGAATGTTGCTAATTATAAAAAAGCGTATATTACAGAAGTAACAACAATTGCCAAAACATTCAATAAAGATTGGAAAAGTTGGACAAATAA